TAAGCAGGAACTTTTAATGTGTATAAGTGCATAGCACCTTCTAAATCATTTGGTACTTGCGGGTCTAATGAACTTGCACCTTCTACTACTTTAAATACACCATCTTTATCTAAGAAAATTTTATCTATTCTTGGTAAATAGAATTCAAAGTCTGTAGTTACATCATCACCAAACTTAACAACATCAACAGTAGATGAACCTGTACCGTCATAACTTCTATCTTGGCCACCTGAATTAATTGTGCTTGCGTCATCAACTCTAGGTCTAAAATCTAAACTATCTCTTAATTCATATTTTTTACCTGTAGTATCAGATGTATAACTAGGAATATCTGCATAGTCAACAACACCTGAATAAGAGTCAACATCAAAATAATCTCCTGAACCGTGAGAGAAGAAATCAAAATCAACAAGCAATCTACCTGTAGGTGTAATTTGGCCTGTTTTTAATTTCAATCTACCAATATCATAAAAGTTATCTCTTTGACCTGTGTCTAAATCAAATCTTGTTGTAATATCTGTATCACTTGTAGTAGCGTCTGTACTAAAGTCAGCAGCCATGTAAACTTTATTGATTTTGTAAACATCTGCCTTGCCAAGACCAATTGTTCCTGATTCAATTTCAGTTTGGCCTGTTTTTTGTACAGTTTGATTACTATTTAAAGTTTTTGTTTTTGAACCTGCAACCTGTCTATTTACTGTTGCGATAATTCTTAATGTTGCGTCAGCATAAGCAGTACCAAAATCTAAATCAAGAGTTTTACCTGTTGGCGAACCAGATAATGTAAAGATAGCATTGCCGTCTGCATTGTTACCTGTTGTGCTTAAATTATCACCAACTAAACCACTTGAAGCAGAACCAATTGCTGTAATAGCAATTGTGTAATCGGATTCAGCTTGAGATACAAATGTTTCGTTAGTACCTGCTGAAATTTGTCCTGAACCAGATGATAATTGTAACACAAATTGTCTTCTAACTTTAAAATTAGTATCTGTGATACCACTATTGTTAGTAGTTTTTAAAGTTTTAACTGCTTTAGTTGGCAAGTTAAATACAGAAATGTTTTTCTGTGAATCTTGTAATTTACCTCTGTTTCTAGTTGCAACAGTTTTAGTTGAAACATCAGAACCGCCGACAGCAGTAGTAATTTCTAAAGTTGTATTATTCTCAATTGATTCTACAATTTTAGTTACTGAAGAACCTGCGTCTGTAGTAAAGGTAATTTCATCACCTTCTTTTAATTCAGTATTAAATAAAGTACCGAAACCCGTTACAGTTGTACCACTATTTGCAATTGATAATGTACCTGTTAATTGTAAACTTTCTCCGTAAGTTGTACTTCTTGAAACATCAGCAGTATATCCTACACCAGATGTTCCTGGTTGACCTAATTGTTTAACGGCAGAGAAGTCATAAGACCTAACACCTTTTAAACCAACTGCGTCTGATTGAATGACAGCAGTATTAGATGATGTACCGCCTGTGATTGTTTCACCTGCTGTAAATGTTCCGTTTACACTTGAAACTACTACAACACCATGTAATACATTTCCTGATGATGTGTAAGATGTAATATTAGAAGCAGTTGTGCCATCACTTTCATATAATTCAAAAGTGTTAGTTGCTGGATTTCTAACTGTAAATACATCACTTGTAGTAATAGCAGTAGAATTATTTTGAGCGCTAATAGCACTAAATGTAATTTGTTGACCTTCTTTTAATCCATGTGCTGTCGCTGTTACAACACCAGGACTTGCAACAGTAATAGCAGAAGCTGAAACAGCCGTTACTGTTGATAAACTTTCTACAGTAGCAGTAGCACCAGATGTGCCACCAGTAACAACTTCACCTGTTGTAAATGATTGATTTGTTCTAATGTTCAAATGTGTGAACATATTAATATCAAACAAGTAATGTCTGAAAACTGCTGTACTATTGTAAGTGTAGTTTGAAGGTGTGCCTGTTACAAACTGAAAACCTTTTGACTTAGCACGACCAATAGATGTGATACTTGCACCAGAACCTGTATTTTCAGTACCAGGAGTTGATGTTAAAGTATCATATAAATTAATTCTTTTAAATGCTTCAGTTGAAGCAGAAACAAATCCTACTTCAGGAGCGCCGTAAATGTTTGTAACATTGACATAGTTACCTACATCAAATTTTGTAGTAAAGTTATTTTGAGTATCAAAGTCTCTAGCTTTATTTACATCAACAAATTTTGTACTAAGAGTTTCAATTTCATAACCTTTTACATATGCTTTACCTGGTGCTAAACCAGCTGCAATCTTGGCCTCACTTCCACCTTGAGCAGATGTGTAAATACCTCTATTGTTGCCTGAAATTAAATGTTCTCTTAAATCTAAATCAAAGTCTCTAACTGCATAATCACCAGATTCGTCAAATGTTCTTCTTGCTAATGTATCTTCTAATACAGCATATTCGGTTGTACGAACTTGGTTTTGAAGAATACCATTTTTTAATCTTAACAACTCTACGAAATTTGCGTCATCTGTAGCAGTTAAAGATTTTTTAGTTAGTGTTAAGGCAATCTTAAATCTGTGAGCGCCTGGAGCGTTTACATTTGAAGTACCTTGAGCATTATCATTTAAAGAGTTATCATCATTAGGTGTTACAAAAGATTCTGTAACTAATAAACCAACTCTGTATGATGGTGTGTTTGTGTACTTGTCGAGAATTAAAGTTTGTTCATCAACTTGAACATGAAAACCATTAATGTAGTAAACACCCTCTGCCACATAAGCAGCTGCACCTGTAGCAGTTGAATCTACAACCGCTGAAACTGTTGTTGATGTACCAGATAAAGTTGTTGCAACTGAAATTGTTTCACCAGCAGTAAAAGCTTCTGAAGCATTATCTGTTCCTGAAGTTTCGTATTGAACATATAAAGTATTAGGGTCAGTACCGTCTGTTGCAACTGTATTAATAACTTTTGCAACAACACCTGAGGTTTGACCTGTTAATTGTAAATCTTGAAAATCTGAAAGTGTAACACCAACAGCAGCTGAATCTGTAAATGAAGTTAGTTTAACTGCATAATAATTTACATTGTAACCAACTTCGCCAGGCACAACCATTGCACCTTTTTCAAAAAGGTGGTCTGATAATCTTTCAACCTGATTTTGTAAGATTGATTGTGATTGTGTTAACTCTCTAGCCTGTACTGCGAATGACGGTCTAAAAAGAATTCTGTGAAACTTCTTTGACTCTGAAAAGTCATCATAGTAAGGTGAGAGATTAAAGTCAGTTGGACTTGGCATTTAACTCTCCTAAAATTCTATAACCAGTTTAATATTCTCTGTTTGGTCAGCAGCTCTTGTAATCGGCGCTCTGTTTTCAATGTAGAGAATATCACCAGAGTCAGCGTCAATTTCTGAAGCAGAATACCCACTAGTGAATGACTGACTGTTAATTGTACTAGTTGTTGTTGTCGGTGTTCCTGTTGCACTAGAAGACTGACCTGTGATTGCGTTAGTACCACTAAATGCTGTTTGATTACCGTTTGCGTCAACACCTTCATCATTGTGTCTAGTTTGAATGTAATATAAAATACTGTTTGATGAATCCCATTCAACTACTTTACCAACTGCACCTGTGCTTGCCTGATTAATTTCTTCATCTCTTGTAAATGTTCCTGAAACACCAGTTAAGTTTACAGCTTTTGTTGCTCTAAGTGTAGTTGTTGTAGCAGCTGAACCGCCTGAATTAGGGTCTCTAATTAAAGTAATTTTTCTAAAATCGTTTTGTACAGTAAAGTCACTTGTGTTTGCACTTTCAGTACCTTCAAGTGAAGTGTTTAACATTACATAGAAACCACCCAACTCTTCTACTGCATTAAATCCGTGTCCGCCTTTTGGTTCAATAATTACATCAATTTCTGCACCAGTTAAACCAGTTGCACCAGCGGCAACAATTTGTGCATTTGAAATTGTACCAAAAGTATAACCTGTTCCCGGAGTTGTTACTGTAACGGCCGTTACTGCACCTGAGGTTACTGTTACTGAAACCTCACCGCTTGAACCATCACCTCTAATTGCAATACCTGTGTGAGTGCCGTCTGCACCACCTGAACCAGCAGTTTTAATTTTACAAATATTTACTGCACCGTCAACAGCGGCTGATGATACAGTTGAATCTGTAGATACTGCCATAAAGTCTGTTGATAAAAAGTTTGCTTGTTGTGAAGCAGAAAGTGTGTACATGTATTTCCATTTGTAACCATCAGCAGTTGACAAAATAGATGTTGATGTGTCTGTTGGTTCTACAGTTGACTCTGCGCCGCCGTTATTATCTAAACATTTGTAAACATTTCTGGCTGCTGTTAACACATAAAAGCTTGCGTCATGTAAAGTTGAAACACCACTATTTGCTGTTTGTGTTGTTGTTGTACCTGTAATTCTTTCGCCGTAATCGTGTCTGTAAATATCGTAAGTTGTTCCTGTAGTCCAGTTTCTTCTAGGAATTGCAAAGGTAATATCGGAAGAAGTAATCTTTTTAGCGGCCAACATATCGTCATAAGGAAAATGTTGTGCATTAACATTATCTGCTGGAGTTACAGGTGCTGTGTCAGAACCTTCGTTATTTGTTCTACCATCAGCTCTCGTTGAAGTTGCGAATGCTTGAGGTCTACCAATACCAAGATACATGGTATTACCAGAAGTCTCAGAAAAAGCTTCGTGAAACTGCTCTGAGTTATGAATTCTAAATTTATCTGTAATAATTGCTGGCATAGTTTTTTATATCTTCCTTACTCAATATTTATACAAGTTTTCATCATGGTTTTGTAGGCCAATTTAGATTACTTAAATCTACAGCCAATGATGAACTATCACTTGTTGTATAGTTACTTGGTAAATCTCTTAAAGCCTGTCTATAAGTTGTTTGGTCACTAGTCATTGTGTGGTCTGAAAGCCCCCAATGGTCACATTCTCTTAATTTAATATCTCTTTGTCTTCTTAATTCAGTAATAGCCTCATCATTTTGTAATTCAGTCAACTTAGTTGAAACTTGTGACCATGTAACACCAAAGTCAGCTGTGTCACTACTTTCTATTGCACTACCATTACTATCCTCACCAGTTACTTTTTTAAACATTGTGTTAAATTCTGTTTCATTAGTAGGATTACCACGCAATACCCAATCCTGAATACCTAAACTATTTAATGCGTCTGCTACAGTTATCATGTTGCTATCTCCATTAGTGTAAAGTAACATCCACCAGCACCAACTGTATTGGATGCTTTCATTTGTAATTTATATGTAATTTCACTTGTTGTGTTGTGGTCGTCCATAACAGTAAATGTTTTACCTGTAACAATTGAAGCAGCCGCCGGATGGTCAATGTATCTTAAATGTACCTCAACATTTTCATTATCTGAATATCCAGATTTTGCACTAGATAAAGTTACATTACTACCACCACTAATTTGTCTTACTATTTGATATTGAGAATTAAGTTGGTCGCCATCTCTAGTATCTTTTGTACTAAAAGAACAAACACACAAAATTTTACTAGTTGAAACTGTTGGAGTAATAGCGGCAGTAAAAGCGTCACTAAAAGAATTAGTTGAACTTGTTACTAGATTTCCATTAGTGTCAGCGTCTTTATGTACAACTTGAATAATATTACCTGCGTGTGCGCTGGCCGTTGGCAATGTTCCTGTTAATTCTGTAGCGTCAAACTTTCCACCAGTGTGAATGTTATTTGCGAATGCTCTTGTTATTGCTCCCATTTAATTATCCTAAGTATCTAAACACAATCTCGGCCGAACTTGCTGGCGCTGTTGTGAATGTTAATGTTGTTGAACTAATTGTATAGTCATCTGTTGGTACTAAACAAATACCATTTACAAATACTAATACATCATCTACTGTAACACCACCTAAAACTGTAAATGCTGTTGTTGAGCCGTCACCTGTATTAGACCTGTCTGTACTATTATTTAATCTTCTTCTTTTACCACCTATAAACTCTGCAATGTGACCCATATAAGCATGAGCTGTACATTGATAGTATAAAGGTGTAGGTGTATCGCCATCAACTTCAATTTGTGTATATGCACCTGATGAGCCTGGTGTTCCTGCTGTTGTCACACCTGTTGTAATTTCTCTTGCTTTGTCCCATGAACTATAAAATCTTAATGGGTGACCAGAGTTTGAACTATCTGATTGGTCAAACTTATGAACACCTGGCGCTAATGTTAATGCTGGCGATTCATGTCCGTCAATTACATAACCACTTGATGAACCTGTACCATGATGATAATGTTCAGTTGTTTTAGTAGCAACTGTAACAGTTAATGTATTTACAACTGAGTCATCTGGTGACCTATGACCAACATATCCAACATCTTGAATATCTTTACCTGCTTGGTCTAAATCTGTCCCAGCAGAAAACCCGCCTGCATTACCTGGTTCAAAATAACCACCTGCGTTCCAAACTAAAACTTGGCCTGCTGATGGTGTGCCAAGATTAACATCCGTTAAATTGTTGATACCATCATTTTCATCTAATATTTTTACCCAACCACCTGCGTCTGCATAATAGGCATTGTCACCTGAATAATCATAAGCAAACATACCTTCATATGTTGAGGCACTTGGAAATGCACCTGTGCCGTTATAATTAAATCTAATTTTATTTGCTTGACTTGTTAAATCAATTGTTCCTGTTGCACCATCTAAACTTAAATTTGTAACTGTTGTTTGTGTACTACCTAAACTAATCGTGTCATCGCCTAAGGTAATTGAATTATTTGTTAATGATGAGTTACCAATATTTGATAAAGTGTTTGAGGCACCTGAAATTGTTTTATTTGTAAGTGTATCGGTAGATGTTTCTGTTACAATTGAACCGTCAGTTGCAATTGTTAATTCTGTGCCACTTAAAGTAGTCGTTACACCAGAGCCACCAAGAATAGAAAATCCTCCTCCAAGTGAAATACTTGTAGAGGTAGAACTATCATCACTTATAGAAACTGTTGAGTTTGCTAAATTAGCATTTGTAATGGCTGCACTACCAGATAACATTGAGTTAGTAATATTTGAAATCGTATTACTTGAAGCGTCAATAGTTTTGTTTGTTAA